GTTGGAGACCTTGTAAGTGACATAATCATGGCATTCGAGGATTATGAGTTCGAGTGTGAGTCCACGATAATCGTAAATAAAAACAACAACGAAGGCACAGAAATTATGGCCTACGCTGACAGTGAAAAGGCACCCGAACTAAAAATATTCGTCGAGAAAAATGAAGATGAATATTTAATAAAAGAAGTAAACATTGTGTATGATTAATTATGATAAAAACGACATTAAAAATATAAAAATTATTGATATAATACCAAATTATATTGATGATAAAAAAATGAAAGTTGGAGTAGAATGGGTGTATAAAAATTGCCCATTCTGCAGTCATAAAAATCATTTTCAAGTAAATATACAAAAAAATATTTACAATAGTTTTAATGGCTGCTGTAAAGGCGGAGATATAATAAATTTTATAATGGAGGTCGAGAAAATCGATTTTCAGAAGGCAATTAAAAAACTTGGAGATGATTTTAACATCACCCAACCAAAGAAAATAAGCATGAATTATTCAAGACGAGAGAGAGAAATTTTAAAAATTATATCTGAATACGAAGATCAAAGACTGCAGAAAGAAATTAATAGATTCTTTGATTTCGTAAAATTTATGGAATACGAAGAAATATTCATGAAGGCTCTTTCTTTGGTTGGGTCTGATAATTTAATCCATTACATTTATAATTTAAAAGGAATCGGAATGTATTGACTAACAAAGGAGTTGGTATCTATGAGATGCCCAAAATGCGACATGTTAATGTCAAAGATTACAGATAAAAATGGTCAAGTTACATGGCATTGTACAAATAGATGTACTGAAACAACAACAACTGATACAGCTACAGAAACTCAAGTTACATGGCATTGTACAAATAGATGTTGTGATCCAACGGAAGAGTTGGAAAAAAAGGAAAATAGCAAAAAGAAATGGGGAGGGTGGTTTTGATGATACGATGTCCAAGATGCGGGGAACCAATGTCTAAACATACTGATAAGGATGGAAATGTAATATATATCTGCACAAACAGGACTTGTGGTTATACAGAAAAAGGATAAAAAAAATTTAAAGGAGATAAAAAAATGGGTGATGAAAAGAAAAAAGGTATTTTTGGATTTATAAAAGAAGTAGCAGATGCAGCTACTAAAGATCAAGAGGATAAAGATAGTGCAGGTTATAAAATTGGCGATACAATGGAAAAAGGATTAGATAAGATATGGAAAGGGTTGGGTGGTAAATAATGGGAAAGTGTGAAAAATGCGGCATGCATACTACTAAATTATATAGATGCCCTACTTGTGGGACTATGTATTGCAGTGAATGCAAGCAAGATATAAATACTTTAAAATTGAATTGTAAACTATGCGAAAAGAAATAAATCATTTAATTTTGTTGTAATAATTTTGAATTATTAAAATAATAGCTCCAATAGTTCCAGTCACACAGCTGGATATTGTGGCTATTTTTTTGTTGCTTTGGTCACATTTAAGGCCACAAATTTCCTTAGTTACCATAGACTGCTTTATTTCCTTGAGATCTTCTTTCAGGTCTTTAATTGCATCTAATATTAGATCTTCTCTGGTCATATTTTTGCCTCCAATTGTTTTAATTATAGCATATCATATTTTTTTCACTTAAACAGTTGACATGTACCTAATTTTGAGGTACAATATAAATATATTAAATTTTAGGAGGAATGAAAACATGAAGATAAACATTTTTACGATTGAAACTTTTAACTATGACCCGATAAATAATATAGACGCCGTAAAGTTGGAAAATTTAAAAAAGGATATAGAAGAAAATGGAATTTTAACACCGATTTATTATTGTAATTTGGGATTACTAACAGGATCTCATAGAATTGAAGTATTGAGAACAATGAATGACATCTATGAATTCCAAGCAATTGATTTTACTGATGAAGTAAATCAATATTGCGAAATGATGGATTGCAGTTACAACGAACTGCAATTTGACGATATAAATGATTTAAGCGTTGAAGAAGTAATTAAATACTTTAGAAAATAATATTGACATGTACCTCTCAATGAGGTACAATATAAATATAGTAAGTTAAATAAATTTTTTAGGAGGAATTGAATTATGATTAAGCTTGAAGAAGTAAGAGATAATTTAGAAGGTATGGAAGGTCAGTTAAGAGATTTGCCGGATGATATAGTAATGACATTCGAGGATTACGAATTCGAGGGTGAATCCGAAATAATCGTAGATAAAAACAACAGCGAAGGTACAGAAATTATGGCCTACGCTAACAGCAAAAATTCGCCAGAGTTAAAAATATTCGTCGAGAAAAACGAAGATGAATATTTAATAAAAAAAGTGCATATTGTGTATTAAAAGTGAAACTCAGTTGGCAGATCTGTAAAACTGCCAAATAATTTTAAGGAGAATGAATTATGAATTTAAATGATGAAGTTATTATAAAGAGAGAAGTTGGCCCAGGTAGAATATGGAACACCTGGCAAATAGAAAGAATACACAATGGTAATGTTATAATAAAAAGGTTTATTTTAAAATCAGATTTGGAGTGGAAAAAAGAATTAAACAAAGCAATAAGCTCCCCGTATCCTGCAACTAGAAAAGATTGTTGCAGTGTGAATAAAGATGACTATAAAAATTGTGAGTTAATTAAGCTCACAAAAAAAGTAAAATTATCAGAAATAAAGTCAAGCGTAGCGGATAAGGAAATAATAGGGTTAGCAGTGTTAGGATTTGCTAGTATGTTTAATTAATTAAAATAAAGGTTGGCGGTAAACCTTAAACCGCAAAATAAATAAATCTTAGGAGGAATGAATATGAAAAATCGTCATTTAAAAATGAGAATTGACGAAGAAATGTTTGAATTGATTGGCAAGTTATCTGAATGGCATAACTTGTCAAAAACAAATCTTATAGAAAACCTTGTCTTAAGCGAGGCAAGGAAACTTGAAAAAGAAGGGATAAGTATAATATGAAAATTTGTATTGACCCTGGCCACGGTGGAAATGATCCAGGCTGCACCGGTTTTGGCAGAAATGAAAAAGATTTAAATTTAGAGTATGCAACTATTCTAAAAAATAACTTTTGTTGTTATGAAAACGTAACAACAATAATTACAAGGATTGATGATTCTTGTCCAAACTTAGAAGCTAGGGCAAAATTGGCAAATGATGAGAAATGTGACTTGTTTATTAGCTGTCATTTAAATGCTTATAATAGCGTCGCAAGAGGGACGGAAATAATACATTCTGTAACGGCCTCTGATAGCTGGCATAGTATTTGCAAGTCTATGGGAGAGAGGATAGCACAGAGTTTAGGAATATCTTTCCGTAAAGCATACTATAAAACTGGTAATAATGGAGTTGATTATTATTCTGTGATAAGGAACACAAATATGGAAGCAATAATTGTAGAGGCATTATTTTTAGATAACAAAGAAGATAGCAATGCTTATAATCCATATAAAATAGCAGATGCAATATCTAGTATAATTGCAGAATCAAACAATCTAGTGGAAAAAGTAAATAATTATAGAGTTATATGTGGAAGTTTTACAGATAAAGCCAATGCAGAAAAACAAGTTGCTGCATTAAAAGAAAAAGGGTTTGATAGTTTTATAAGTTTCACGTAACAAAAAAAGGCTAAATTAGCCTTTTTTTTTGCATATCCGTTCTTAAATCTTAGGAAGATAAAATGTTGATTATATGATGTATTATTATATCACATTAATTCAATCTTAAAACCCATAATTTATTTAAAGATTCTTTACGTGTTTCGTAACTATATCCAAGTTGTATCATAGCCGCATTTTGCAACTGCATCCTTTCAATTTCTTTAATTTGAAATTCTGTTAAATGATCTCTTATAGATGAAACGTTATTATCAATCCCATGTTTTTCTTTGAATTGTTTAGCCGTCATCCCAAGAACTATTTTATTGATCATGTCATACTCATTTGAATAATGGAAAAATTTAGTTTCTTTGCCTTGTGATTCTCTAAATTCCTTTAAAGAATCTGTTAAATATACAGATTCCATTCCTAACTTTCGTCTTGACTTATAAAGACTTTCGTATTCATTAAATTTGTTAATGTATTCAAGTTTGAATTTTAAAGCATCTTTACCAGTAAAACCCATTACCAATAATGCAAATCCATCACGAGTTATATTGTATGATTTATCAATTCTACCTGACTTATTTTTAGTAAAGGTCACCTCAAAATTGAGGTGACCTTTATCCTTAGTTGTGTCAAAATGACTGTCATCATTTTCAATATTTTGTAAATCATTTATCAAATTTTCAATGTCTCTTAAAACATTATCGTGTCTTTTCCCAAATCTTTTAGCGACATGTTTCGAGTCTGCAAAAAATTCTCCTTTCTTATCAAATATTCCATATTCTTTTTTAATTAATTTTAGTTCATTCATTTCAAGTACCTCCAAATAAGTAAAAAAAGACTCATATATGCCAAATTTGCGACCTCGACACATATAAGTCTTTTTAAGTTATTTAGTAACTTATCTTAGGGTCGCAATCCAAGATAAGCTACTAACACAAATAGTATATCTCAATTTTAGATAATAGTAAACAAAATAGCTCCCCTTGGAAGAGAGCTATTAATTACTTCGGAAAACCTACTACTAAAACTAAAAAAGATTTATGATAAATCTTACTGCTATTATTATACTACGACTATGATATAATTACTACAAAATATCGAGAGGAAGCTAAGAATGAGACCACAAGACGAATTGTTTTGCGAACAATACATATTAACAAGAGATGCGGCGAAGGCAGTAAGAGAAGCAGGCATAAAAACTAACAGACCGGGAAAATATGGACGAGATTTGCTTAATAAGCCTGATGTAGTAGAATATCTAAAAGTAAGATGGAAAGAAATAAAAGGGACTATAATAGCCGATCAGACCGAAGTCTTATTGTTTTTGTCGGATACAATTAGAAATGATCATTACAAAATATCCGATCGGTTAAAAGCAGCTGAAATAATGGCAAAAATATACAAAATGTTTGATGATAGGACTGCTATGGATATGCCACAAATAGTAATCAATACGCCGTCAGCTCCACAATTAACGCCGGGGAGCGTGATAGAGCATGAAGGTTGATGTTGACATATATAATAATATTGGTAAAAGTTACTATGAAGTATTTGAAGATGCTTATTATAATAAACATGTGCATTATTGGCTTAAAGGTGGCAGAGGAAGCTTAAAATCAAGTTTCGTATTTATATACATAATTTACATGATGACAATATTTACCATGATGGGGCATACGGTGCATTGTGTGGCTATGCGTAAAGTAAAAGAAACGATTTCCGGATCTATATTTACAAACTTCCTGTGGGCTATTAATTTGCTTGGTTTGCAGGATTATTGGACGTATACAATGTCACCAATGATAATAAAACTTGGAGAATCTACGATAATATTCCGTGGATGCCACAACAAAACTGAATTTGAAAGAATTAAATCTATTAAATTTGAGAAAGGATTTTGCAGATATGCAGTATTCGAGGAACTTACAGAATTTACAAACTACGACGAAATCTTAATTATTCTGCAAAGTTTGTTTCGTGGAGGGGATTTTGCACAGGCATTTTATATGTATAACCCTCCTGCAAGTAAATTTAACTGGGTAAATATGGAATGTAAAGCAAAAATACCAAATAGATTTGTACACAGCTCGACGTACGTAACAGCTCCTTTGTCTTGGTTGGGTAATATTTTTGTAGAGGAAGCTAAGTTATTGCAAGAAATAAATCCTAGAAAATATAATCATATGTATATGGGTGAAGAAATTGGGGAAGGGTTAGAAATATATCCAAACGTAGTAATAGCAGAAATTCCAAGCCAAAAAATAGAAACATTCGACAAAATTAACAGAGGATTAGACTTTGGATTTTCGGTGGATGCTTCTTCGTATGTAGAAAACTTTTTTGATGCAAGGCATGATGATTTGTATATTTTTGATGAAATTTATGGAATTAAAATGAATAATAAACTATTAGCTGATTCTATATTGGCAAAAGCTGGAAGTAGTATTATAAAGGCTGATAGTGCAGAACCGCGAACGATAAACGAACTTAGAATACTGCACTTAAATGTAATTGGAGCTAAGAAAGGAAAGGATAGTGTGGATCATGGAATACAGTGGCTGCAAAATCTTAATCACATTTATATTGATCGAAAACGTTGTCCGTATACGGCTATAGACATGGAGACATATGAATATAAAAAAGATAGTAATAATGTTATAATAAGACAATATCCAAAAGAACCACACGCCAGTGCAGCTACAAGATATAGCTTGGATGATATAATATTAAGTCGAAAATTAGTATTTGGAGGTGATAAAAATAAAAACAGAGCAAAAGGATTTAGTTGAGCTAATAAAAAAAGATAAAAAAGAAAAGGCGAAAAAGTATATTGCTAATAGTTATTACAACTATAAGCCAAAGCCAAGTGGGGACTTCGAAATTGATGTAGCAGACACAAACGGCATAATACGTACTATTAAAATAAAAAATGATGTAATAGTATACATAAATTATTTTAAGTTACTTGTTAACCAGAAAATCGAATACCTCTTAAGTAAAGAACCGACCATGAAAGCCAAGATAAATTACACTATAATGACCATTATGGACATGCTTAAAATATTAATGCTTAATGCAAGTTTAGATGGTACAGCATGGTTACATTTTTATGTCGAGGATAATACTCTCGACTGGGTTATAATTAAAGATTCCGAAATAATTCCAATATTTGATAAAAAGAAAAAGAATATAATAACCATAATAAGATATTATGATTTGGATAAAGATAAGATTAAAGTCGAAATATGGGATGTAGATGGAGTTACAAATATTATACTAGATAAAGATAAAGTGGTAGCTGAGCAGGAAACTACACATATACAAAAAGATGTTATCTATAACAATGCTGTTATAGATACTAATAATATAAATTTCTCATTTATACCATTTATTCCATTTTATAACAACAAAGATAAGGAAAGTGATATTGTTGGTATACAGGAATTGCTAGATTTTTATAATGAAATTTCTGGAGGATTTATTAGTAACATATACAAGTTTCAGGAAGCACTTACAAAGTTAAAAGGATTCTCCGGAGATGAAGAAGTACTAAAAGAAACTACCAGGCTAATGAAGAAATACTCCATGGTTGGAATTCCAGAAGGCGGCGATATCGAGCCTCTTACAATAGAAATCCCAGTAGAGGCTAGGAAGTTTATGTTAGAATTGTTAAAAGATGCCATATTTAGAATTGGAAGAGGCTATGATGCTGACAAAATCGGAGATGGTAATATTACTAACATAGTAATAAAATCTAGGTATTTTCCTCTGGATAACAAGGCGAATGAAGTGGAGGCTGAGGAAAAAAAGTTTTTTGAGAAGTTCGTAAATTGCATAAACTTGTATTATAATAGTAATTATAATGCCATAATAGACAATAACAGGCATCAGCTATTTAATGAATCTGAGCGTTTGGAAGATTGTATTAAAGCTATAGACCTAGTTAATGCCGGATTATTATCTAAAGAAACGTTAATTACTAACATTCCGTGGGTAACTGACGTAAAAAAGGAATTAAGATTAATAGAGGGACAAAACCCGCCAAATGTTAATACGGGACAAAACCTGCCAAATGAGGAGGAAGCTAAGAATGAGTGATAGGATTAAAACAAAAATTGGAGAAGAATTATATAACCAAATTATAGAAAAAGGGATTAAACCTGCTGAATTTGATTTGGTTGATAGCTGGATCCCAAAGCAACGATTTGACGAGAAGAATAAAGAAGTTAAATTGTTAAACGAAAAAATAGAACAATATACTGCGAAGGGTGTAGAGTTAGACAAACTCTTAAAAGATAATACGGACCTTAAATCGCAGTATGAAACGTTAAATACAAAATATCTCGAAGAAATAAGTTGTAAAGATAAAGAAATATTAAATATTACAAAAAGTAGTAAGGTAGAATCTAAATTAAAAGATGCAGGTGCTAAATTTTCAGATTTATTAATGCCAAAAATAGACATGGATAAACTAACATTAGATAATGGTAATTTGATTGGACTGGATGAAGTTATTACTGATTTAAAATCGAAATATAGCGATTTGTTTACAACAGAAGTTACAAACAGTACAACACAACCTTCCATTACAACTAATAATGCAATTAATTCCGCACCAGCTGATTTTAACTTCGAAGATTTTGCTAAAACTTTAATTTAAAAAAAGGTGGTAATTTAAATGCCAAATGCGTATACTTTTCCAGTTGTTTACACTAATATGCTGGATGCTATATTTAAAAAGGTATCTGTAACAAACGCTATGCTAGCTGCGGATGGATCTTATAAATTCTCTGAGACAGATGCAAAGACTGTATATTTACAGGAATTAACAATGCAAGCTCTAGGAGACTATACAAGAGATACTGGCTATGATTCCGGCACTATAACAGTCGATTATCAGGCTTATGCAATGGGTCAAGACAGGTCAAAAAAATTTATATTAGATGTATTGGATGCTAAGGAAGCATATATGACTATTCTTAAAGTTGCGGCGGAGTTTACTAGGACTAAAGTAATACCTGAAATAGATGCTTACAGAATTAGCAAGATTTGTAGTACATGTGGCACTGATACAACCGCTACATTAACCGACGATACTGTAATGAATGCAATTAGAGTAGCTAAAAAGACATTAGACGATGCAGAAGTCCCATCCGAAAACAGAGTTATATATGTATCGAGCGAAACGATGAGCAACATGGAACAATCTGGAGAGTTTTTTAAGGTTTTAAATGTAGATGGGAGCTCAAGCAGCATTAATACAGCGATTACGAGTGTTTTTGGGATGCAGGTAATAGAAGTACCGCTAGCTAGATTTTATTCTACTTATACATTTGCAACTTCTGGAGCCGGTGGATTTGCTACAAATGGAAGCAGTAAAGAGATTAATTTTATAGTGGCTTATGCTCCTGCTTTGGTTGGGGTAGTTAAACATGTTGCTCCAAAAATAATCGTTCCGGAGTTAAATCAAGGTGCTGATGGATGGATTTATGCTTACAGAATTTACCACGAATTGTTTGTTCCGGTAAATAAACTACCATCCGTATATATACACACAAAGGCGTAATGCAGCAAAATATAATAAAGTATTATGAGAAGATTACAGATGATGCCTTAAAAAATCTTGCACAAGGTAAAAAATTCCAATTTAGAGCTCGATTGACAAATCGGAATTTGATAATGCAATCTGAGGATTATCTTATACAGCAATATAAAAAGGCTGGAGGAACAGATATATCTTTAATTAGAGATGATTTGGAAAAATATAAAAAAGCTATGTTAGAGATGCATAAAGTTGCTGGAAATGATTATAATAAAGTATTAAATAATCTTAAAACTGCAAAGGATAAGCAAAAATTACTAGATGATTATGCTAATAGAGGGATACACGGATTTACTGCAAAAAATGGGGCACACTGGAATATAGAAACATATAGCAATATGTATTTTACACATTTATCCAACCAGATGGTACGACAAGGCCAGATTGACTATCTAATGTTAAAAAATGTAGATAGGGTGCTTATTTCGTCTCATAATGGTTCTTGCGAATTATGTAAACCTTATGAAGGCAGAATATTGACTTGGGAAGAATTAGAAGAAGCAAAGTTAAATGGATTATTTCATGTGCGTTGCAGGCATTTTATCTTGGAGGTAACAGAAAGTGAAGTACAGTGAGAAATATTTAGAAAGTTTGATATTGAATAATGTTGAAACTGAAACACAAAGAAGGAAGCTAAGAAGGAAAAAGTTAGTGCAAATAAAGGAGTGATTTAGATGGCTTACACAATGGAAGGGAAATTGGATGAAATAATAGATACCTTGAATGAAGACCTTGTTGGAGATGCTGTAGCAGCAAATGTATTGTATGGTAAAACTTGTTATAATACATCTGTTAGGGCAGAGGATAAAGTAACGGGTACAATGCCAAACAATGCTGGGGATGTGGCTTGTGTATCTGCGCATATGGCAACAACTACAACACTGCATGTAGTGCCGGCAAATGGTTATGTTGATGGAGTAGACGATGCAACGATTGTTAATTTGGCTACTGTGGATACGGATTTAGTCGCTGGTAACATAAAGGTAGGGGTAGCATTGCTAGGAGTAACAGGTACTTTTACGTCCGATGCAAATGCCGTAGCAGCGGACATAGCACTGG